CTCTGTGTCTACCCCAATCTCCACTGTCTCCTCAAAGAGCCGACAGGAGGGAGCATCTGCGGACCTCGGAAAGTCCGGGAGGACTCCTTCCCCTAGTGTGGGTAAGGAGAGCCGGGCTCGGCGTAAGTCATGTCCCCAGGGGCATTACTGGTCATACAAAGAAAAGAAGTGTGTGAAATCTAAGTTTCGTTAGTCTTGTTTCTCCTGTGTATGTCTCCAAATGGTCTCATGTTCACCCCTTCAGTTGAACACTTGATCAGGTATCCCTTCAGATATCGAGTAACATCGTTAAGTTTCTTCGGTCTTCTGTAATCCACGCGGTTGCCCCACTGGGCGGTAATCTCCTTCATGGGTATCCTGCCTTCACTTGTGGCTAGGATATGGAGATGTCCGTTGAATTCGTGGTCGGTGACTTGTCTGATGAAAGTCCCGTTATTATCAAAAATCTTGTCGCCTGGCGCGTGGCTGGTAAATTCGTAGAACCAATAGCCACCTGCGAATGTCTCTTTCCATATTTTTGTACGTCGGAATTTCTTGAAGTCTTTGATCCACATATCCCGATCTATCTCCTGGACATGTTCCAGGGGCGGCACTCCTGTGATGTTAGGTCGGGTTAGTGTGATGAACCAAATCTGCATGCCTCTATCGGTGAGGCGTTTTGCAGCTCGAGTCACTCTCTTGTATCGTGAGTATTGGTTGTTGCAAGTTTTGCATCTATCTGGATATATGGTTTCCCATTTCAACCACTTCCAGATCCGATGGTCGTCTTTCGGTAAAGTGATACCTGTCCACCAGTTTTTTCTAAACGTCTTTCTGGGTTGTGGACATGCTTGGCAGGTGAAGCCTGCCTTATCTTGTTCTAGGGTACGCGAGCGAACATTGCTGATCGCGTGCCTCAGCCATTGAAGATTCTTAACTCCTGGTTTGGGTCTAGTAATGGCGACCGAGCCCGCCTCGGCCCATGGTGGCTTTTTATTAACAGAATCTGTAGACCCTATAGGGTCTGTTAATTTTGTACCTACTAAAGTTTCAATAGCCACCAGTGTTCCCGTCCTTCTCTGTCGCGTGCGACTTACATGGGGGACTTTAATCTTGAAGAGTATAGGAGAAGGACGATTGCAGTATGCCTCTACCCAGGGTGGGGATACTAATTATTACAACATAGCCAAGGGCCTTGCAGCTGTTAATGCCAGGAATGAGGAGATTACCGATCGTCAAGGTAATCTGTATGGCTATTGGTGTAGGATCGAGACTACTTCGACTGCCAACGATTTGCTTGCACTCGCTTGGGTTCCTAACACCTGGAAGGTCCGGAATGCTTTCCGGAAGTTCCACTTTGCTCGAGAGCATATGTTCCGTGAGGCAGGTGTCACGAAGAAGGAGATGGGTAAGTACGGTCGTACCATTCGTCCGTACTTCTCTCAGGATCACCAGACTTCTGGTGACGAGTCTCCACGTTCGTTCGATCCCGGTACCTTAACTGCAGTTAATCTAACTGGAGGTGAGTGGACCTATACCAAGCTCGCTAGTTCGCCAACGCTCCCTACTGGAGATGTCCTCACCGAGGTCGAGGATCTTGGCTTGGTAGATGAGTGGTCTTTGACCATCCTTGATTCTCACCGGGTTGAGTCGACTGTTCAATCTGGTGTCAATATCTGGACTTCTGTTGCTATGGTCCAGGCATACAATCAAGACCGGATGGAGGAGATACCGGACGCAACTGCGGATTCGAGTATCGTATCTCCGAACAATCCTTTGGCTGCTCTCCGCTCTCAGGATCTGACTTCTGGCAGTATCACTGAGATTGCTGAGGACCAGGAGTTAGAAGCCCCCCCGTATGATATCACTGATTCAGGTGATTCCACTGAGGCTTGTTTTGATTACATGCCCATGGGTGGTACTACTGCCGGATCCACTGCGTCAATCCGGAATTGGGGGCTCTACTTTTTCCCGGCTGGAATTATTGCTTTGCAAAATAGTGTCACTGGCAGTAATGCTTTGGAAATAACTGTTATTGGGAAAGAGCTGTGCAAGGATGTCGCTTGAGTTAACTCCTGAACTTAAGCACTTTGTCCTAGGTTTGTTTCTAGGTCTTGCTACTCATGATCCTGTTACCCTGGTGGTAGGTCTGTGACGCCGTGGGGATGGGGCCTTGCTGCCTCTTCCACTGGTGATGTCCCTGTTCAGTGGTGGCGTTGGAGTCATCCTGAATCTGATTTGTATAATCTTCGTCCAGATAGACTAGCTGTTAACCTGGTTAATGCTATCGAGTATTCTCGTGCTCATCGAGGAGTTGGTGGGCCCTCTGTGTCTACCCCAATCTCCACTGTCTCCTCAAAGAGCCGACAGGAGGGAGCATCTGCGGACCTCGGAAAGTCCGGGAGGACTCCTTCCCCTAGTGTGGGTAAGGAGAGCCGGGCTCGG